TAAAAAAATGGGAATATAACATTTGAATAGTAATGTCATATTCCCATCAGAATTTTCTAAAATCACTATTCAAATTGCATCACCCTTTCTTTTTAGGTGAATACTTAATCTTTTCATACTTATCTATATTTTTCTTAGTTGAATTATCAGTTGCATCTGTTAAAATAGAATCCTGTATAAGGTTTTCTTCAATCTTATCTGATACTACATTTTCGTTTATATCAGTAATGACATTCTGATAACTTCCACCAAAATTATCTAATCCAGATAAATCAAGTTTATCTAATCTATTTTTTGCTTTGTTTGCTGTCAGCTTATGAGTGGCATAAGAAGATGTTACAAGATAAATGTCGTGACAATTTTCACTACAGAATGTGAACATCCAAGTAGGCTTATCCTTATCTTTTCCACAGACGGGACAATACTCATATGACTTATAACAAACAGCACATATCTTTTCCTTACTCAAGGTAATCCTCCTTTAAAAAGAAGAGTGATAGTAAGGACTACCACTCTTATAATTGATTAGGTTGATATCAGATTAGGCTTCCTCTGGCTCATCAATGAAGTAGATTTCTACCATCATCTGCTCAGTTGTACATGTATCAGTAAGGATTGAACCCTTATAATCCATAGTCTGTGAGTCGCCACCTTCAAGTGCAATTGTTACCTCTGGACTTGGAATGAATGAAGCGATGTGGATAACAACGGCTCTAAAGCTTTCCTTATCACATGGATCAACTGCAAGTGCCTTAACAAACAGTTCGTGAGCTTTAGGGAACTTATTACCAGTGATAGATACCTTCGCACCACTCTTAACCTTTTTCTTATACTTAACAAAGAACTCTGTTTCATCGTCTGCCTTTGGTGGAGTAAGTACATGTGTTGCAATACCAAACTCAGTCTTTGTAGCAGTTTCAGGGGAAGCAGCAATCTTATATTCCTTGCCAAGCGCACCATTTGCAAGACCAGATACAACTGCTGAACCATCAACATAGTCCTCTGAAAGATCAAGTGTTTCACCAGCTTTAAGAGTTGTAAGAATAGGCATTTCAATAGCATTATCACTTGTTGCAATTTCTGCATCTGTTGCAGCAATAGTTGAAACTACAGCAAGATTAAGGAATGCATTTGTTGCAGTAACATCACCCTTCTTACCTGTGTACTTTCTATATACAAGATTACCTCTTGCATCATTAACGTCTGTTGAATCAGCAGTAATATCAATATTAAAATTATTAAGCTGAGTAAGAGCATACAGTGGGACACCAGCTTTAGTAGCACCATAACCAAACTGCGCTCTATCAATAATTACGTCACCAATCTTAAATGCCATAATTTTATTTCCTCCTTAAATTATTAAAAATTTGTATAAAAAAAGAACATCCAAATAGATGTTCAAATTAACTATATTTCTCTCATAAAATTAAATTGTTCTTTATCAATTTTACTTGTGTCACAGAATCCAGAATAACTTCCACCCATCAATGCATGGGTTTGCTCATATATTTGAAGCCTTTGAACTGCATCGTAAAATTGATATATTTTTACTTGTTTTAATTCTTCAAGTTTGTATTTAAAACCAGGGTGATTTGTCAATGCTGAAATAATAGGTAGAAGATTAGACTCAGAATTATCATCTGGTTTTTTCATAGATAAGTTCATTTGATCTTCTTGTCTCATCCAATCTCTAGTAGTTCTTCCTTTTGCCTTTTCTACTTTAGGATGAATATTCATAATGGTTCTGATATACTCAGCAATTTTCATATATTCATTTTCTGACAATAGAATATTAGACTCTGGATTATATAACCCAAATTGTTCTTCTGAATTTTCATCAGTATAAGAAACAATTTTATAGTCTAGGAAATTTACATCATGAAATATCAAACGAAGTGGAGAATAGTCTTGTTCTGGAATTTGAGATAATAGATTATATACCTCTATATCTTTTACCTTGCACCAATTTTCTACACCGAGATTAAATAGCATAAGACGAATCGAAGTGGAATTGTTAATAAATGGGGAGATAGCAGTATAAAATTTTGATTCACCAATATCTAAAATATCACCTATAGTTGGTTGGGATATTTTAATTCCGTGTACATAATAATCTTCACCAAAGAAAAGTTTTAATTTATCAAAATGATATTTATCATTAGAAAGTTTTTGTTTCTTTTGATTTTCTTCAATAGTAGCGGTTTGAATTGCATCCAATGCACCAGACGATATATTAGCCATAATATCACCGCCTTAACTGGTAATTGCTCAAACTTGTTTTTCCATTGGTCGTATTTACGATTCCATTAGTGTCAATAACTTGGAATACAAGAGTGCGAACAAGATAATTATTATCTGTAGTAGATTCCTTTGATGATACAAGATGTGTCTGCATCCCAAATATATTTGACCAATTAAATCGTTCTCTTATAATAGAGGCAATAAGATCATGTCTTGGAATGCCAGTTAATTTATCATCTCTGTCATTACCATGCACAAAAATAGTAAATGTAATATTCGTATACTTTAATGTATCTTGGTAACGAGGCATCTCATCAAAAGACACTTGATAACAGATATAATGTTTTACTTCTGGTTGAGTATCAGGAATAAATAGATAGGGACGAATGTTGGATGTTCCACCAAAATATCTATCCCATTCTCCAAGAGGTTCATATTCCTTTGCTTCTTCATTCCATTCCCAATTGATGTTTCCATCATCATCGAAAAGTTCAGACTCTAATGATTTCTCATTGAGTGCATATAAAAGACATGGATTAAGCATAAATGCTTTTTCAATCTTTTTCTTATACTGAATATTTTCATCATCAGGAGTAGTTCTATACGCACGAAGTTTGTTTAACAAATCATTCTTTGTAATTAATTTTTCTGCCATACAACACCTCCTTACTCAGTTAGTTCCAACGGCAAAATTTCAGATTCTATCGGCAAGTTATCCTTAACTATTTTACATTTAACAGACAATATTTTGCCGATAACGGAAGTGTCGTTAGGAAACTTTACTTTCTTTTGGTTGTACTCTGTACCAACTCGCCATGTTACTTTATCTGTCCAGTCTTCATTATCAATAGAGCAAGTCCATGTAAAGGTTGCATCAGCATATTCAGTTGTAATATCTTCATTGGAATCGTTGAATAGATTTACTGTGAGATTTTTATAAGAGCCACCTACTTTGATTGTTGAGGTGGATGCTGAAATTCTTGCTGTAATAGAAGATGGGGGAGTGTTTGGAGTAGATGGATCTGTTGGGGCGATTTCTGAATCGAAATATGAAGCCCACATGCCAATAATATTACCATTTTCGTCTTTCTCAATATAATCTCGATGTTGGTCAAAGAAATCTTGATATAGAGTTAATTTCTGAACCCCAAGTGGTTGAGCATTTTCGACCTTACTGATTTGCCAGGCTATTGCATTGTCAGTAAAAGAACTAACAAGTACACGCATATTCTTTGATGATTCATTTGTATACCAAATTTTTTCAGTGATAGGATTTAATGGTAGCCATACCTTATCTTGGTTTTCCTGT